AACTCTGGGTATAACTCAGCGGACTACAAAGTGTACACTGGTACTGGTGGATTCTATCAGTTTGACCAAGCGATGAAAGCGTTCTGGGTAGAAACATCGAATGCTCCGATTCCAGGTAAGTCTGGTGATGTTGACACAGGATTAGGGTTCAAAGTATACTCTGCATTAGGTTGTAGAATTACACTTGTACACAACCCTATCTTTGATGACATGAACATCAACACAGATATGGACATCGTAGATGGATTCCCTAAGGAGTCTTACAGAATGGTGTTCTTGAACATGGGTGCTCACCAAGGTGTTAACAACATTGAGCGTAAAGTAAAAGGTTCTGACGGTATCAACCGTTCGATGGTTATCAAGCATATCGCAGGTATGGTTGATGTAAACAACCCTGAAAGCCTTTACGCATCTAATGCTCGTGACAACTTTGATGTTCAGTTCTTATCTGAGAGCTGTATCACAGTGAGAAACCCACTTTCATGTGGAGAGTTTAGAAGACTGTAAAAAAATAAATTGGAAATAAGTTAAGAGATATGAAAGAATCAATGAGAGAGAAGATTGAGGAGCAATTTGAGAATATCAAGTTGTTGTATCCTGGAAAGGATTACGCTACTGGAAACAGACCTCAAGGATATTCTCCTGCTGTGATTAAAGTTAAGGATCCAAAGAAGACAGGATTGGTTAATATTAGAGAGTACCCGATAGAAGGTGAAGGTCTTCGGGTACTCATTAACCCAGCCACTAGCGCATTATCTATTGTTAGTCTTACTGGTTCTCATCCAAGAATTGTTCTTGATTTGAGTAAGGAGTGGGATTACATTCGATACAAGTTTGTTATGGACCACCCTTTTACTAAGGATGGTATTATAGTTTGTGAAGACAAGCTTTCAGAAGCAAACCAGGTTGTTAGCGGTATGGATCGTTATATAAAGGCAATGGGTGTTGTCAGAGAGTTATCTAAGGATACTTTGTTTGACTTCGCTTCATTAGTTCTTATGAACACTCCTATTAAGCTTAGAAAGAACACGGAGGATGCTATTATCAAGAATGAGATTTATCAACGTCTTGATATGAAGGTTGATGTTACTGGAGATTTCGCTTCTAAAGTGATTGATCTTGGTGAGGATGAATACTTCGAGGCAAAGGTTGTTGCTCTTAAAGCTATTAAGGAAGGTGTTGTAACACAGGAGAAAGGTTATTACAGATTAAATGGTGATACTCTTGGGCAGAATTTTGAGGATGTATACGAGTTCGTTAAGTCGAGCAATGATGTATTCCTTGATATGAAGGACAAGGTATCGTAGGCTAAAGAGTAGTTATGACAATACAGGAGATGCACGATGAAATGGACATCAAGCTTGACAAGGAAGACAACGCTTGGTTCAATGACACTGAAAAAGACAAGTGGCTAAACGAGGCTATAGTCAAGTATGTGAAAGAGAACAAGGTTAATTTTGAGTCTAGTGAGAGAGTTAGAACAGCCTTAGCTGCTGTCGTTAGAACTGTGCAAATCCCAATGTCTACTAATCAATTAGACCTACAAGCTACCATTCCTACGTGGGCTTACACGTTAGCTGTTCAGGCAGTATGGGAAAACTCTTGTTACCCTGGTGGTATAAAGAGAAGACCTGTGCCTCCTATTCAGATAGACGATGAGGCTACCATGGATATAGATCCATTTAATGTACCTAATGACGATTATCCAAAATATGTAGAGGAGTCTACTACAGGTGGTGATACTCTTGTCTTTACAATTAAATCGGATACTGTTCCAAATAGCTTGATTGTGAAGTTCATAAAGATCCCTACAAAGGTGAGTCTTGTTAATAATGTTGATTGCGAGTTACATGAGATTGTTCATGATGAGATTGTGGACGAAGCTGTGAAACTTGCGATGATACCAATTAGAGATGAGATGTATCCAATACAGGCTCAAGAAACAAAAGAAAATAGTTAACTGTAAATTTATAGACCATGGAAAATGGAAGAAAAAAAGTTTTATTGATCGAGGCCGGGTTCACTCCAAGTGCAACTGGTACTGTGGTTGATTTAACATCAAATTTTAGTGCTGACATTACTCAGCTTGCTGACTGGACAAACGAAGCGTATGCTGCCGGGACTCCTGCTTCAGTAGCGATTACTGTTGGTGGAACGTATGCTGCAGGTGATGTAGCTGCTATTACGTTAAAGTGTAGTGACACTCAGAGAGGTGTTTACACTATGAATGTAGACTATGAAGTGCAAGCAGGTGATGCTGTTGCTGATGTTGCTGCTGCTTTAGCTGCTATCGTAAACTCAAAGAATGAAGGTTCTTTATTTACGGCCGGAGCTTCAGGTGCGGTTGTTACCATTACAAAGAAAGATGCTGATGTAGATTTCACGTATGGTGTAGAGACTGTATCTGCTGCAGGAACTTTGACTCCTGTTTACACTGCTGCGACAATTGAGATTGGAACAACAGAGGACATTGTTAGTGAAGGGTTTACTCCTTCTACTATTCCTACTGGAACTTTCGATAAGATTCGTATGGTGTACAAGAATGATGTTCCTCAGCCATTCGCTGACACAGTAGTTGATTCTGTTAGTGAGATGGTTCTTTACTTGGATGCAGGTGAGGGAGCTTCTTTGATCACATTACTTGATTCTTTATAAGAATCTGGTTACAGATAATTTAGTCCTAAAAGGGGAGGCGCAAGTCTCCCTTTTTTTTGTTACCTTAGTATCAAATAGATTCTCATGCTTTTAAAAGAGTTAGCATTTAATATCAAGCATATAGCTGAAGGTGGCCAAGGTGATAGTGACGATTCTGTACTAAGTATTAGGCAGATAGAATTTTGGATCCACCAGTATAGAGCAATTGGTGTTAAGCAGGCTACAGATTACGGGAAGGATATAGATGCTTCATATTGGCAGGACCTTGGTGTTGTGCCTTTGTCTGACATTGACAAGTCTGATAGCAACTGTCCTGATGTTCCTTTTGGTTGTGAGATAAAAAAGATTAAGCTACCTAAGCTTGTTGACTTTCCGAACTATAGAGGTCTGTGGGTAGGTCTTATAGACAAGCAGACTCCTTTTGTTATTGACGATTCAAACAATCATATCTTTAAGAGAGCTTCTCGATTTGGTCAGCTATTTAATAGGGCCTATATGATAGGAGACACTCTTTACGTGGTTGTTAAGAAAGGTCATGAATCTTTAGAGTACATTAATGTGAGGGGTGTCTTTGAGGATCCTCACAAGGTCAACAAGTATCCTGTTGAGGGATGTGATCCAGTGTTGTGTAACTTTGACTTGGAGGAGTATCCTATGGCTATGAGTTTAAATGATTTTGTAACCAAGAACATATTGTCTACTGAGTTGAACATGACTTCTCAGACTATAAACGATATACTAAACAACGCGAAAGAAGATGGCAATCAAATTGGACTTCAAGTCGATTCCCAGAAAAGGTATAGATAATTTGTATGAGGATACTCGTGATGAGATCACTGAGTACATGAAAGCTCATCCAAGAATCGCCAAGGGGAGGACAAGGATATATAGAAAGGAGTATTCAAAGATTATTCATGGGTACATGAGGCTTTGTTTGAAAAGAATTATCCAGGACAAAATGGCTGTCCAATTGTATAGACTTGGAACTTTAAGAATGGTTTCAACCAAGATTAAGAAATTTGCTCCAAAGACTGTGATGTTTGAGAAGGTCAATGGAGAGACGATAAGAAGAGAGGGAGACGTTAACATCATGAATGGTAAGCCTTGGTATTATGTCCACTGGCACTCACCTAAGGTTTATTGTAAAATGGAATTTAAGCCATCCAAGATTTGGAGGCATCTTCTCTGGGAGGCTAGAGAGAATAATGTAAAAGTATTAGACTATACCCCTGAATCATGAATCACGGAAAACATAATTGGATTAGTTTGTATCAAGTAATTGGTGGTGCTGTCCAGGAACTTGCTTTAAACAACCCTTCTCCATGGTTAGATGCTATGGCTCGTTGGGCATTTGAAGCTGAATTAAAAATTGGTGGAGAGTTGTCCCATAGAGATATGGAGTGCACTATCCAAGTGGAAGATTACAAAGCATGTCTTCCTGATAATTTAATAGAATTGTATGCAGTAAAACATGGTAGAGATTATCTTGATGTTTCTACGAAGGACTTCTCTCAGTGGAATAGAGGGAGCGCAAAAACGAATACTCTTAATCCGGAATCTTCTTTGGCTGCTGTTCCTGGGGTTACTGATCCTGGGCAGGCTATGGAGAGCCAAATAGTAGTTGAGGGTGTGTTTCAGCCAGGAGATTTTGTTACGGTAAACGCTACGGTAAACATTAATGGAGCTCTTACTCCTAATTACTACACTTATACTGTGCAGGTAGGTGATGATCAAGATGATATTGCTAATGCATTGTATCAGCAGATGATAAACGGGAATATTGATTTCCAACCAACATTATCTGCAAACATCATTGACATTGTTGGTGATACTCCTTATGTGGCTTTTCAGGTTAGTGTTGGTACTGATGCGGTTAATGGAACAATATCCTACAAAATTTTGGTCCCAAGGAGGATGCCTAATACAGCTATTAATGAACCTGTTAGCAATCCTCTTCCAAGTCCAAAGGAAGGAAGTATTCACTTAGCTGATCAAAACACACATAATCTTGACTCTGGTTCTGGAAGTCAGAAGTATGACTATGACGGTTCGTTCTTTGCTGATGACTATGGGAACTCAAGCAAGTATTCTATTCAGAATCAGTACATCTACTTCAGTAAGATAGAAAGTGGAACTGTTGGGTTAAGCTATAAGTCGGTAGAGCTTGATGAAGAAGGACTTCCTTTGATAAGGAGTGCACACGAGAGAGCTGTGATTAACTACATTAAGTTTAGGTTTAGAGAGATAGACTATACAAATGGAAAGGTTGCACATCATGTTTACAAGGAGCTTGAGGGTGCTTGGGATAGAGAGTGCGGAAATGCAAGAGGTAGTGATGTAATGACTCCTGACAACATTCGTATGTGGAGTCAAATCATGAACTCATTAATGCCGTTACCAGGATTACAAAGAAGTTAAAATGGAAAGACACGTAAATACTTTTTCTAAAGGAATGCAGGTGGATCTCGACAAGGAGTTTGCACCAAAAGAATCGTATAGATACTCCAAGAATGGTAGTGTCTTTTTCAATATAGATGGTACTGTTTCTTGGAAGTTCAAGAATGGGAATAGGTTTTCTGTAAACATTGATCCTACTGATGGTACTACAGGTAATTTCAAGCCTATCGGTAAGGCTGAGTTTGGGAACAAGGCTGTTATCTTTCAAGTTGATGAGGCTTCAGGGGATAGTGAAATTGGATTACTTATTATAGATACTGATGGTGTGTCTCAGTATGCTACCTTATTTAATGATAGTAGTGATCCTGAGAGCTTAGACTTCACGACTCAGAACCAGATAGAAGCAATTCTGTACTACGAGTCAGATAGTATTATAAGAGTTTATTGGGGTGATGGAGTAAAAGATGATAGTAATCCATTTAGGACTTTCACCTTTAAGTTCACCGGCACCGACAAGGAGAATGTTCTTGATTATAGTGCTGTTACAGATAGTGTTCATGGTATCAATGCTACTGCCGAAGCGGAGATGGGCATTATTAAGTATAGAGAAAGGATAGATGGATCTTTGCCGTCTGGTCTTTATAGATACTCTTACAGACTTGGATTAGATGAAGGGTATGCTACTCCATGGATGCCACTTACTGACACTTTATTTATAACAACGGATGCTAAGGATTCATCGAACTGGAATAACTACGAGATGGAAACCGCAGGCATTACAACTGACAAGGGGTCTCAATTGGAGGTCGTTGGTGTTGATCAAAGGTTTGACTATATAGAGGTGCTTGCTGTTCATATAGTTTCTGAGTCTAATGTTGATAGTGCTGTTATCTTCGCAAAGAAAAACATTGACTCCGATATAATGGAGTTTGATCACGTCTCGCAGGACGGCCAGGATCAAGTTGCACCATCTTCTATAAACAATCTACTTGTTGTTCTTGATGGTGCTAGAACTCTTCAAACAAAGAAGAATAACCTTTATGTTGGAAACATTAAAGAGGAGAATGTAGATTACGACATTGAATCTATCTTGGCTAACGTTACTGTTCAGCCAAAGTTTAGGGACATGAGATCTGATGAGCTCACTAATTCACCTATAGGTCCTATTACAAACCAAACAACCAAGGTGGCTTCTACTATTAAGACGATCTATAATGGTCGTAATGAAGAGTATGGAATAGAGGGTGATTATGTAAACTACAAGGGTACGCAGGTTTTTAATCTGTACAAAGGGTTCTTTAGGGGTGAAACATACAGGTTAGGTATAAAGATTTTCTCTAAAAGAATGGGTAGATCTTTTATTTACCATCTTGCAGACATGAGAATGCCTGAACAGTATGAGCTCACTTATGAGGCTACAAGGATTCAGAGAGATGGTAATACGGTATCTGTAAAGGGACCGAACCTTACTGATCCTGCTTATGTGACAAATGATTACCAGACAAGAAATAACGAGGCTATTGTTGATGGAGACTCAAGACCGAGCACAATGTCTTATTTAAAGATAATGGGAATTGAGGTTAATGGCCTTGACTTCAGCTCTTGTTCTGATGATATATCTGGATTTGAGATTGTTAGATGCGTGAGAGACGAATTGACTATTGCTCAAGGTCTTGTGCAACCAACGGTGTTGGAGGCTGCTTCTGGAGGGAATCAGGAGGTTGGTCTTATTATGCCAATACACACTCAACAGTGGAGAGACACTGCAACATTAGGATCTCCTACCTCATCAACTGATGTTGATAATTTAGAGTTGTTGAATATTAATATGAATGCAGGTAGGTCTCACAATGTTCCTTCTGGAGGAAGTGTGAATACATACCTGGTGAATCCTCATGGGGTGTCTTCAATGATTATACCTGACTTAAATGTTCTTGAGGGTGCATCAAGAATCAATACTCTTTATTCAAACGATAAAATTGCTTTAGTTGGTGGGTGCATGGTGTCTACAAATGACACCGAGCTCCAGGACGAGGATACGTCTACGGAGGGGAAAAAGAGTTCTGAGGTTATTGCAAAAATGTATGTTACTGCTAATGAGTTTCATAGGTCTACATGTAGTTCTCCTTACCCAAGGTTTGGTGAGACTATTGAGCCTACAGAAACTGCTGTTGTGGATTATGATCAAAAGCTAGAGAACTTCTGTGATAATAATGTCGACATGAAGAATGCTATAGCAGGAAATGATTTTAATGGTAACTATGGGCTTAATGAACCAGACAAGGATCATGAGGGTATGGGTCTTCAGAATCACTTAATGATAAAGCATGGCGATGTAGATAAGAGGTCTAATACAGGTCAATCGAATGTTGCTCCATATTTTAGTAGTAGTGATGCTGCTTATGGATCTAACGTTCCTGGGTGCTTTATTGGTAACTACAGAAGTGATAGATCTTCTTTTTATGGTGGACTTACATCTACAGCTTTGGAGAATAGCTTGTTTATTAGTGTAGGGCAATTTGTGCCTGTCAACAATTCTTCTTTTCCTGTTCCTGCGGGATATGTTTATGACAACGTAGAGGTGTGGGGTGGTGACTGCTTCTTGGATTATGTTGGTGTTGCTAGAGTTTATGGTGACATGGATTCGGTTGAAGCTGACGAGAATTATGCTTTAGGTCACGGTGTTGTCTTTCCTTTAGAGTCTAAGTTTTGTTTCTCTTTAAGGAATGCTCCTTCTGTTGATAATCCAATGTATAGTGATGCAGGACTTAGAAGGTGGGTCAATATAGATGGTACGACATCGAACTTCTGGGAGAGAGGTGTTTTCATTTACGAGAATGTATCTGTATTTGAGGAGTTTAACATTCAATCATCGCTATTGTATCAAGACAACTTGCAGAACACTCCTGGTCTTTTGGATGTGGATGACTTTAATGAGAAGTTTCCAACAAGGTGGAGGTATTCACCTGTAAAGATAAATGCTGATATTATTGATGTCTGGAGACAGTTTCAGTTCAATGACTTTCGAGATATGGATGGATCTTCAGGCGAGATTACATCTTCAGCAAAACTATTTGAGCAAATATATTCATTTCAAGAGTATGGATTTGCAAGGTTAAGAGCTTATGATAGAGCTCAAACTGTTGATCCTGTGATAGGGACTCTTCAGCTTGGGGATGGTACTCAGTTGGATGGGTATGACTATATAAACCAAAAGCACGGTAATCAGCATCAGTGGTCGTTGCTTACTACGGATAAGGCCATATATTGGTGTGATGTAAACTCTCTTGCTATATGTAGGTTTAGCCAGAATGGATTTGAGCCTATTAGCTTTAGCAAGAATCAACATCAATCAGCCATAGCATTGCTAAAAAGATTGTACAAAAAAGATAATCCTGTAAACAACGAGGGTATAGCTGTTGGCTATGATCCGTTGAACACAAGGGTAGTTTGGAGTTTCAATCATGATGAGGAGTACCACTTTACTGGATCTGAGGGTTATGTTATCACAAAGAATAGGGTTGGTCAAGGGACAGAGATACTAATCAATAACGGAGATCTTGTCACAATAAATGCTGATGTTAGTGGATTCTTCTTTCAGGGAGATAAGTATCTATTGGATTATTATGTTCATATAAAAGGGTCTGACATGACTCTTAATATAGATGGCACTCTATACCCTATGGTAGCAGGAAGTTATTATCACGTTAGCTATAGTGATATAGATGGGTACAGTGTTGTTCTTGTTGACTCTAAAGAGCTTAACCTACCTTCTTATAATGGATTGATCTACAATGAATCTCAATCTCAATTTGAGACATGGATAGACTATGGGTTTTCTGTGGCTATTAAAGCAGGCTCTTATATGTTGGAGAGAGCTGTTATTGGTGATAATGATTTGTATGCAGATGACCTTGGTTCAACACTTGATTTTTATGGAAACGACAGAAAGGCGATTCTTGATGTTATTGCTAATCCTTCTCCTATTCATCATAGTATATTTGATAATGCCCAAGTCTTCATAGACAGATATGGTTATCAATGTATGGTGGATATTGATTGTACTACAGAGGCTCAGTATCAGAATATTCCTATTAGTGGAGATAAGAGATATAGATATAAGGAGAATGTTGCTCGTTTTCCTGTTAGGGGTTATGATCAAAAGGATAGGGTTCGTGGTAAGGCATTGACTCTTAGAATGAAATTTAATAAATTGAATGAGTATATAGCTAAAATATCAGCTATTACTATTAAATTTAGAGTATCTAACAGGATTTAATATGGCTGTATTTGATGATAAAAAAGAACTTGTAAGACAAGCAGGTTATACTGCTCCATCCAAGGCTACTGGCTTTAATAAGTTTGTTATGGCTATGGCCGGGTATGATGATCGTGGAAGAAAGAATACCTGGGGAAAGATAAACTCTTTCCTTGGTCCAATCCCTTTTAGTCAGGTTATAGGTAATTCTATAGCTAAAAGCGCAGCTGAGGGTACTGATGCTAGAGATGTTGTTGAAGCTCAAACTTCAGGTGATGTTGCGAATAGCTTGTCGAGATTGAAGTTTGCAGGTAATATTATCTCTACAATAATGACAGGTGGTGCAGCAGGTGGGCTTGGCGGTGTACTTAAAGGTGGAGCAGGAGGGTTACTTAAAGGTGGAGCAGGAAAAGATCTCCTTGGGGGAATTGGAAAAGGAGGAATTAGTGGTGTTCAAACAAACCTTCCCGATGCTGTTACCAAAGCTCAAGGAATAGCTTCTAGTCTTGGTGGGATTGAAGGTAACAAGAGTCAACCGTTGGTGATGGACGAGATAGATGTATCAGGAATAAGTCTTCCTGGAGGAGAAAGAATGTTGGACACAGATAAGATAGAGGCTTACAATCGTGTTGTTAGAAGCGCAAAAAAATCTAACCCTGTTCATGGTGGAAACCTGTCTATAAACTCTTTCACTGGAGAGAGTATGGATAATGGCAATAGTTTGTTGAGGATTGCTCAGGGTTCAGTTTTAAATGAGAATCCTGTAAACAGGGATAATGCTCTTGATACGGCTAAATGGCAAAAGCACAAGTCAGCAAACAGAGAAAGTATAAAACACAACGCAAACCCAATGAACTGGATGAGTAGTGGTCTTATTGGTTCTGGTGTTGAAGCTGTTACTGCAGGTATAAATGCAAACAAGACGGGTGATGCAGCGTATAAAGATTTGTTGAGAAAACAACGTTTAGAAAATTTAAACTATTTGTAAGATATGGCGGTTAAGGATTTTGGTGTAGGACCTACGGTTATTTTAAAGGATGGTGATTCCCAGGTTCAGACAGGTACTGTCTATGATCCGGAGAAGGATGTTTATTATCAAGTTTCTACCAATAACTCAGGAGAGAGGACGTACAGAATGATCAGCCCTAATGGTGATGGAACCTTTAGTTTGACGAGAGATAAGAGTGGTAACTTAGCTCAGCCAGTTAAGATGTCTAATAATAAGGGTGCGTTTGTTCTTGCTAACCCTGGGGGCAAGGGTGTTAATTATGAATTAACCCCTGGACAAACAGCGTTAGAGTACAGGAATAGAACGACAACAGGAGAAGGTCCTCATGGTGGTGCTGATTGGTTAATGCCTTTGGGTGCTGATGTGTACAATATGGGTACAAGTAATGGTGAGGTTATCAAGTCTACTGATTCTCAGGTTGTTGTTAAGTACCAAGATCCTAACGGGAGATCCTATGTTATACAATATAATCACGTAGATCCAAACCTTAAGGTTGGTGATAAGGTGACTCCAAACACAAAGATCGGAGTTATTCAAGAGTACAAAGGTGGAAATCACCTCGACACTAAGGTGGCCTTCATGAATGAAGGGGTGAACTATAGTGATGTTAATGGGGATAACTATAAGAGCTCGAACAACTTTTCAGGTTGGGAGGAATTGACTGAGGATGATTTTTTGACTGAAGAGAATCAAGCATACCTGAGAAATGGAGACTCTGTACTTATTAGGGATGACAATGATGTTAACAATGTCAAGATTATTGTTGGATCCAATACCACGGAAGGAAGGAATGGTAAGCCTGGTGTTTACTCACCATCACTAGATCCGAAATACCAAGACGATCCTGGTCGATATTATCAAGTAGGTCCAGAGGTTATTACTGGTATTAGTGATCATTATGGTGTTTATGTTGGTGGTACTCAGAACAAAGATGGACACATACCAAATGATGGTCTGTATGAGTATCCGGAGGATTATAGTGTTGAGCATGACCCACTCTTTGAGATGTATGAAAGACAGTTTTATAACCTTCTTAAGAAGCATGGATTTGACGAGTACTCCAGAAAAGACTTGGATAATAGTCAGGGTAATATCAATTGGACTCCTGAGTTAAAAGAGAGCTATCAGAAATTAAATGCTGATCTTGTTAGACTGAAAGAGCAATTGAATCCTATTATGCAGGATTTGAAGAGTGATATTGAATCGTTGCCAGAAGATAACATTATTACAAGTAAAGATGAAGGAGCTCTTAGGGATGCTAAGATGAATCAGTATAGCCGTCTTGTTGGGAATGTTGTTGATTTACAAAAGAAATATTATGAAGACGTTCAAAAGTGGCAGATCGGCAGTGATATATTTAATGCTGAAACGACAATAAAGAACTCTAATGCTGTTTTAAATAATTCTGGATCTTCTGAGAGAGCTAAGGTTAAGGCTTTGGAGCAGAAAAGAGCTGCTGAAGAGGAGATTCAGAAGAATAGAATAATGGAGCAGTTTAACTCAATGATGTTCGAGGCATACAAGGACCCGAGTTTTGTTAATACTCTCGCAATGTCTGGAGATGTTGGTGAAGCACTGAATCATTGGTGGAATGAGTCGGGAAGATCTGTGCCTGAAGGTTTTGAAAGTTGGAATGAGTTTGGTGATTATGTAGCTGAAACAGGCATGCTTACTCCTATGCATTATGTTTTCACTGAAATGAAAGGTACTCCATGGAATGCAAAAGCTATTCGCTCTATTCAAACTGGTGGTACAGGTGGTTCTGGAGGGGGTTCTACGGGGTCTTCTCAACGCAGGTCTGAGTCGGGGAATACTAGTGAGCCAATGGGTGAGGTTGAACTTTCTAAATTAGGAAAGAACAAAGTAAATCCAAGTGAAGAGCAAACAACGTGGGATAATACAGACCCTGAAAAAGTAGCTCAGGCTGATCAGCGAGATATTGATGCTGAGCTTGAGATGATTGACAACGCTATAGCTTTGAATGAGAATTATGTCGACCCTGTTACCGAAGATCCTGGAGGTGTTTTTGATCCAGGGTACATAGGTGATGCAGCTCAAGCTATTACCGGTGCTGCGATGATGGAAGATATTCCTGGATATGAGCCGAGTAGAATGTTTACAGATTCTATGGCTTTATCTGAGAGCATGAAGGATGTTGGTCTTACTGAGGCTGAGAAGGCTTATGCAATGGAGCTTGCTCAAGAAGGTTATGTCGGTGATGTAGAAAACATTAAGCGAATGTCAGGTGGATCTGCAGGTACCGCTTTAGCTAATCTTGGTGGTGCTGCTGATAGGTATGCTAGTGCAGGAGCTAGAGTTGCTGCTGAAGATAGGTTGGCTAGAAGACAAAATAGAGACCAATATTATAGAGCTGCACAACAAGCGGAGTCTGTTAATAGGCAGATTTATGAAGATGATCTTGACCAGGACATGATGAACATGGAGGCTGCTGCTCAGCTTATGAATGACGGTCTGTATAACGCTAGAGAGAGAGCTCAGTTTAATAGAGCTTATGGTCCTAATTCTGCTTATGGTAGAAATCAGAGACTTCAAAATGATAGACAGCAACTTTTACTTGATGCTGATAGGAATGCTGCTGCAGCTCAAAGGATAAAGAATCTTGAGTTTTATAGAGAACGAAAGGGAGAGCTCTTGTCTCAGAAAAACCAAAAACCTGCTGTTGATCCTGTTGCGCTTAACGACATGGATCCTGTTGAGTTAGTTGGTCAGCTTATCAAGGATGACCAGGAAATACCTTTGCCACCAAATGTGAGTAACGATTTAAAGTGGAGCATTAACGATTTTTAATATCTTTGACGTATGAGAGCAACTTGGGGATTATCAGGAGGATTACAAGGACGTGAGTCTTGGGCGCAAAAAAGAGAGGATGCGCGAATGAATGCGCGAATGGATGCTGAGAACACTCGGATACTTGAATCCATGAATGAGGAAAGGCTTCTTGCCGAGCAACAAACTCAGGAAAAATTAGACGAGCTTAACAATCTTCCTGCAGGTGCTCCCGATCAAAAAAGACTTCAAGAGCAGTATAAACAAGAAAAAGCAAACTTGATTTCATCCATGGCCAAGTATGGTGGTGATGTTAGAAAATGGATGCTCACAGAAGGTAATAGACAGCTTGGAGACTTCAAGAGAAACTTTGAGTCATCAGATGCTTACAGGGATGCTCTAACTAACAAAGGATCTGTTGCAGCAATGACTGAGGCTATGGCTAAAGGTGCGTATATAAGACCTGTCACTGTTCGAGTAAAAGACGATGAGGGTAATATTGTCACAAAGAAAATGGCTGCTAGAGATGCGATGGATGCCTATCAGAAAGGAGAGATATTATCAATGGATGGTGTTAATGCTGAGGGTAAAATCAAGATTGATTGGAATGATCCTTGGTTTGTAAACAACGCTCTTCAGAGTGATGGCTCTATAAATAGGGTTACTGCTGATGACTTGATGGCATACATGAGAACACGCTATCCAGAGGCTAGTCAAGAGCAGAGAATGGAGATAGCTAATGAGTATGCTAACTACGTTAACGAAGGTCTTAAGAAGGGTGAGGATAGAGGATTTATACCTCAACCGTCTGATAGAGAGAAGTGGGATACCGGTATTGCTAAATTCAATCTTGGTCAAGAAGCTAAGGAGGCTCAAATGAATACTCAGATTGGAAAGTACAATCAAGATCTTGGTAGGTACTCTTACTCTGAAGGAGGTAGTCAAAGGACAGGTACTAGAGGTGGTGGTAGAACTACTCAGCAAAAAGACCCTATGACTCTTACTTCCAAGACAAAGAATGATATATACTCAACTTCTGTTACAAATGTTCTTGAGAACCCTCATTATGTTGGTGGTGATACTGGAAACATGAATGGTTTGCCAAACTTCTTGCCACCTGCTGTTGCTAAAAAGGCTCTTGAGTTTGCAGGATTCCAACCTATGCAGTACGCTAAGGGTGATTACGACCCTGATAATGGTACTCCTGACTATAAAGCTACAGACATCAAGGTTGTTCTTCCTTCCAAGGATGATAAAGGAAACAAGGTTGTTGGAGATAATCTTAATGACTATCAGACAGTTTCACTAAGAACCCTTCCGGTTACTGACTTTGGTGACTATACTTATTTTACTGATGAGAATGGTAGAAAGATGCTTTATAGAAAAGCATACACTATAGATGATAGTACCGCAGGTGTTGGTGGTTTTGGTGGTCTTAATGGAGTGTTGGCAAACTCTTACTCGGAAGGACAGAAAGAAAAATCTGCCTACACGAATTATGTTTGGGTCCCAATGCCTGATCCTAATAGTCAAGTTACGATGGATGCTATGAGTCAAGAGCTTCCTTATACTCTTGGTGGTTCTACAAACGCAAGAAGAGGTAGGGATATGCGTCAGATTAACGATGAATTGAATCAGTCGGCTAAAGCTTATTATAATGATTGGATTCAGGTTCAGAACAATGGTAATCCACCTCAGACTGAACAAGAGATGAATAGCGCGTATCAATACGTTCAGTCACAGATGAATAAGCATGTGACAGCTTCTGGCTATGATGCTTCCACTGTGAATATGAATGAGATATTAAATACTGTTATAGAGAACCAGTAGAAAGTAATTTTGTAATTTGTATATTTACATTATAAGTAAATATACTATGGATAACAATTTACCTATTCCTGTTGGTTCTCAGCAGAGTCAAGCAAACATACAAGACTCAATGGCTTATCAGAGAGAGGTTGATCCCTCTACTGATTATGGCTATGGAGCTCATGAAGAATATGACAAGCCTATTGATTTTAGTCAGTATGAATTTGACAGTGATTTAGGTGAGTTTTTTGATGGGTTTTACAATGCGATGCTAAGTGTTGTTGAGGGTGTTGTTAATGCACCTGCAATGATTCTTGGTTCTGTTCCTGGTGGTGATGATTGGGAGGACTTTTGGGGAGCTTGGGCTGATGGTGTTGGCAACTTCTTTGACGATAGTATTTACGCTAAATCTAATCAGCAGATAGCTCAGTCTACTGGACACCAAGCTACTATAGATAAATATGCTAAAGATGACTTTGCTTTTGCTGTTGGTCAAGGATTTGGTCAAATGGCTGAGCAGATGTTGTGGATGCTTCCTGGTCTTCAGGGTGTAAAGCTAGCCGGAACTATGGGTAAACTTGGTAAGGCTGCTAAGCTTTCTAAGTATGCTTCCCAGGCAGGTAAGGTTATTAATCCAATATCTAAATCAGGAAAGGCTGTTAACTGGATACAGAAGAATCAGGGTATTATCCAGATTGCGAATGGTGCTTTTCAGCAATGGCCAATGACTTACAAGGAAGCTAGAAATAGTGGTCTTAATCCTAATGATGCTATTGTGTTTAGTAATTCTGTGGCAGCTTTGATTGGTGCTTCTGAAAAAGTTGGTCTTGATTATTTTGGGAAAGTCATTACCAGTAAAGCTTCAAAGCAAGCTCAAATGTATGCTGTGAAAAAATCTCTTAAAGGTGTTACTAAAGAGATGGCTGAGAATGGGTTAACAAGAGAGTCTATGAAAAAGATCTCTTCTCAGGTAGCTAAAGATTGGGGATATAAACTAAGGAAAGGAGGAGCTAAGTTTGCTGAAGGTTTTGCAGGTGAGGCTGTTCAAGAGGGGTCTCAAACCTACATTGAAACTATAGCTAAAGACATTTATAACAAGGGGTTTGCTGACGAGTACGCAAAGAAAGGTGACGGTAAGTTTGATGTAAACGTCCTTTCTGAGGAGACACTGAAGGAAGCATTGTTCTCAGGATTAGTTGGTGGAATTGTTGGTGGAACAAGTACAACATTATTTGCCGGTCAGGATAATGATCAGTTAGAGGGTGCCTTCCAGTATATTGATGCAGCGGTAAAAAAGGGTAAGACGAGTTCTATACAAAAGCTTAAGAACAAGTATAGTGCAAAGAGGGATAATGGAAACTCTATGCAAGGTGCTGAATCTATGCATGAATTTATTGATGAGGTTGCGGAGTTTTCTGAAGCAACAAAAGACTTGAAGCTAAGTCCAACGGAAAGGTACAAGCACTTTTCTTATGATCAATCAATGAAGTCTGTTAATGCAGTTAGAGATGAGGTAAACAAAACTTATGATAGAGCTGTCGAAAAGAATGACGGTACTGAACTGTATTACGAACCGAAGAAACAGCAATTAGATCTGTTAAGTAAGTCTGTAGCTAACCAGAGCAGAACTCAGATAGAGAGTGCTATGGATGATTCTAAGCCTGACAATGAAAGCAAAACTTCTTTTCAAAGAAGGATGTCTGCGTTTAGGGATTTAGCTAGAAAGGTTGAGAAAGAGAATCTTACTACTAAGGAGTTTATGAAAGAGATGGCTAAGGTTGAAAGTCCTGAAGCTAAGTCTCGAAGAGAGGAGGTTTATAGTGAGGTTGCTAGTGACTCTCAAAAAGGAGAGAAGCTTATAAATGGCTTGAGGGATATTGCCCTTGAAAAAGATAAGGCTGAGATTGATAGGTTGATGGATAGTGGAACGAAAGACAGAGATGCTTACGAGCTTGCTTTGCAATCTGCTTTGCTTAACAACCAAGAGGAGGCCGAACAAAAAATTGATGAGTTCTTGAAGGAGATGGAAGAGTCTAAAGAGGAGGAGTCAAAAAAGAAAGAGGAATCTAAAGATACTGCAGAGGAGTCGGAAGACAGCGAAGGAGATGAAAGCCCTGACACTTCCGACCCTAAGGCAGATAAGGATAACGACCAGAAGAAAATATCTAAATCTGGAGATTACGATGGAGACATAGAGGAGTCTAAAGATATTGATGGTATACCTAACTTTAAGAGGAAGGGTGCTATTAAGTTAGATGATGATGGGAATATAGTTGTTAGTGGCTATAGGACGGACACCAAGAATCCTGAGGCGAAAAAATTTATGGCCAAGGCTCAACGTGGAGCAGGGCAATACATAGCTGTGGATACTCCTTGGACTTATGGGGATCCCGACGAGACTACTACAAACGTTGTTACTAAGCTTAACCCAGGAGAAACGCTAATGAGTAAAGAGCTTGAGGAAGAGCTTGGAGTGAAAGGTGCTGAACTTGATGTAGATAAGTTTAATGAGGACAACAATAAGTACATTAAAGAATTGCAAGAGTCTGGCTTTGATGGTGATATATATGCTGAGGCAGCAAGGTTAGCTTACTTAGAGCAGGGGATAAAACATCAGATCGGATCTTTAGAAACTAATGTTGATGGTAGGTCAGGGTTTCAGAGAGAGTTAGTTAATTATGATCCTGATAATAATTACCAAGCACAACGTAAAAAAACTATTGACAACAAAAAACCTATTGATGATAGTGGTTCTATTGAGGCTGAAATAGAGAAACTAGAGAAGAGTAATCCTGGAGCAATGAAGGGGGTTAAAGTTGACCCTTTCAAGAGCCAAGGAATAGGTAGTATTAGTCAAAAGTCAGTACCACTTGAAGTTCATAAGAGTGGTGATAAATATAAATACACTACTTCCGAGAATACTGTTCTTACAAAGAAGCAGAAAGAGGTGGCTGATGAGATCTTCAATAAGCGTCAAGAGTTTTCTCAAGAGCTTGTTTACAATGAAGACGGTACATCAAACTATGTTGTTGATGGGGAGAATAAGACTCGTACATCAAATGCAATTGGAGAGAAGATTCAATACGCAGGAAATGGTTGGGATGCTGAGCCTGGAACAAAGACAGCAGCGTTAAGCGTTGGAACTTCATTTGATAAGTTAATCAGAGAGGTTATAGAGAAAGGTTTGGATCCAAACATTATTGGAGACTATACTAATGTAGAGACTCAAGAGGCTAGTGGTATAATGTCTGATGACAAAGTTCAGTTCGACCAGACAACAAAGATTACTTCTAATGCCGTCAAGCAGGTTAATAGATTACTTCAATTTATAGAAGAGAACGACCTTGTTGTTATTGCTGATGAGGTAATGGTTAACAGGGATGGTGTTGCAGGAGCTCTGGATTTAGTTGTAGTTGATCCAAAGGGAAGGGTTGGTATTCTTGACATGAAGAATTTCATGAGAAAGAATGGTGGTCTTGTTGAGGATTTCCTTTCTAAAACAAACCCTTACCAATTTGAAAATGAAACTGATATAGTTGAGCTGTCTAAACCTCAGGGTTACATGGCTCAACAGTTGGCTTATAAAAGAATGTTTGAGAATACTTATGGTATTCCTGTTTCTTTCATTGGCTTGATTCCAATTCAAACTTCCTATAGTAGACTTGCTGATGGGAATGGAATGGTTGATCCTGTTGTTACTGATGCTAACATTAATTCAATAGTGTATATTTCTGAAGACTCTGTTCCTCAGAATATTGTGGATGTGGTTGACTCTATATTCCCTCCTATTGATATGATCTCAAAGTCATACAACCAATATAAAGCTCTTGGTAAAAAGAGAATTGTCCAGGGACTTGAAAGTGGAACCCTCTCAGAAAGAGATGTTTACTTTACAGCTCTTAAGAATGACAGGCCTAAGTTTATGATGGAGGCTCTTCAAGAGTATAAGGAGAGATCTAAGCAAGAGATAGATGATGGCCCTGAGGCTTTCAAGGATTTCTGGGATAAGAATCTTGGAGACCAGTTAGACCTGTTTGACCCTTCTTCGTTTAAGCAGAGAATGGGTATAGCTAATTCTGAATCTGCGATACTGATGTCTTCAGATCCTGAGTTTGCAAGTTCTTTGATTGACCATTTCAAAGAAGCTTACCCTGATGTTCCTGTCGAGTTTATTGAGAATGTTTTATGGATGGAAGGGCCAGAGGTGCTTGCTCAGATAACAAAAGCAGGAATCAAGATAAACAAAGATACAGCTCACCAGGATACTTTGGCTCACGAATATGCTCACATATACACTGAGGCTTTAAGGATTATGGATCCTAAGTTGCTTAGAAAAGGTATTGAGCACGTTAAGGGTACTGAGTACATGAAGTGGGCGAATGAGAATTATCCAGAGCTTAGTCAGGCCGAAAGAGAGATGGAAGCATTAACTCAAATGATTGCAGCCCGATCAATCTCTGAGTTAATTTCGAGATCTAAGCAGACTGGAACCTGGTTAAATGGTGTTTCTGATTGGCTTAAGCAGTTTTGGAACAGGGTAAAAGAGATTTTTGGTAGCAATGAAGCTGCTACGAATCGAATGGTTAGAGAGATGATGAACAACACTAGAGACTTAAAATTGTCTCAAGTGAACATGAACAGGTCTACTCTACAAATGAAAACAAGAGCAGACTTTACAGATGAAGGTTTAGCTCATGTAAACGATGTTGTTCAGGATTCATTGATAATGAGAACAATGCAGTCATTGGCTCAAGGTAAAAAGCTTACTGCATCTGAGTTGTATCAATCTACGGTAGCCAATTTGTACAGCTTATACAAGAAGGGTAGTCCAAGTATTTCCAATAAGATATTTGGTAACGAAGATTTCTATGGTGTACAGAAAGATACTCCAATGACATCTGAAGAGTTCTCTGCGTTTGCTCAAGCTTTAGTTTGGGGTAACACTGATAGAAAGAATCAGATTGACTCAATGATTAGAAACTCTGTTTATGGGTCCATACAACAAGACATTGAGTATGAAGATATTAATGTTGGTTCGTTAACAGATGCTAGACCAAACAATAGCTTCAAAGGTCCTGATGGTGTAAGTAAAGAGGTGATGAAGCTTCTTATGAATGTTACTGACCAGTACGGTATGCCTATAGACTCTGACCTATTAAGAGAGGTTATGGCAATTGCTTCTGGGACTACGACCTCGCAGTACCTTAAGTCTCTTGATGATTATGTTAAAAAGAATATTAATACAGTTCAAGGGTATACTGCATCAAGGTTACTTAGAGCAATAAAGAGAATTAACCAGTACGACAAGTCTTACGGTAAGATGGTTATGACTAATCTTAGCTCTTTGCATATTCCTAATAAGCAGAGAATTGTAAGAAGACCTGATGGTACTTTGAGAAGAGAGATGTTAAATTCTTCAAATGCAATTACCTCAGCGTACAATACTGCGTATGAAAACTTTAGAACACTTGGTAGCGAGGACTTCCAGAACTACTTGGCTTCTTTAAAGAAGAGAGGTATCAATCCTAACTACAACAAACCTAATGCTGAATATTTAGCGTTCTTGATGGGCATGGATAATGTTACCGAGGAGCAATTGGATATTATCAGAATCAATATATCTTCAATAGGATTCGACTACTTCAAAGGTGGGAAGGTTACTCCTGGATTCTTGTTTAAAGATAAGAAGCGAGTGAGTGTTTCTGTTGACTCTAGTGGTGTAACAAGTATTGATTACGGTGTGAATGATGTTGTTGCTGATGCAATGAAGAAGAGGTTGTATGGTGCTATTAATAACATTGCTCCATTTATATTTGGAGGTAAGGTTAGAAACAGGTACCAGACTGTTGGTGGAAAGAATCGTTCTGCTATCCAAACTCAGAACAACATTATAAGACAGATAAACAACAAAAGAATTTATACACCAAGTAATTATAGCTATCTAAAAAATTCCAATAGAGAGGTGATGTTAGCTCCTATGGTTTACGCTGAGGTAGAAGAGTTTTCTGTTGGTGGAGTAGGTGTTGAAATAAACGAAGCCACTGAGATAGACAGAATATTTGCTGATCTTGTAAACACTGAGGGAGACATATCGTATGTTTCTTTAGGTCAGCTTGGAGATAGGGAACATTCTGTTCAGGTAGGGGTTAGTTCCAATTCGTTTTCTGCGCTTGAGGATGATAAAACATTTAACACCAAGGCTGTTGAGTATTCAAAGGCGATGGTGGATAACGCTATAAATGTTCATGGTGTTCCGGTAGGAGAGGTAGCTTCAAGGTTCAATAAGCTTGTTAAGTTTGCTCAGATGAAGGTTACTGAGAATGGTTATGAAATCATTCCTGCTCCAGTTAGTGAGTATGCATCAGACAAGAATGTGATCGCTAAAGCGGTTAAGGCTGACGAGAGTCTTGGGGCGGTTATTGCTCAGACTTTTGGTAATGGAAAGAAAGCAGCAGACGCTATTCAGAGAAGACTTAGAGCTACGGATTTATCGAGGTTCTATCTTCAAGGGATGATGGCAGGAAACGTTCTGCTGTATAAGGACCCTCAAGCCGTTCAGAAGAGAATTAGTGGTGCTAAGACGAATGGTAATAAGATGGATATAAAGAAACCTGTCCATACTGTGGTTGTTGATTTTGGTAAGTTTGGTGAGGATAATGAGATTGTTGATTCCTTCAAGATTATCAATCAGAGTTTGTTTAACTCAATGGAGGATAGTGTTGGGAAAGGTAATATTGGTCCAAACATAAAAGACAACATTAACCAGGTTAATAGTGATGGATCTTCTTTGTATGTCAAGGCAGCTTCATTAAGTGCAGAGGGATTATTGAGTTTAACAAGAAGAGTTGGAACTGATAAGGTTGACGGAAGTGATGTTGCTACCAAGCTTATAGTTAAGCTACGGGAATACACTGAAGCTATAGCTAAAGCTAAGGGGCTTAGCGTTGGGGATACTAATGTTCAGTTTGTTGATGTAAACTCACTCAAAGGAACTGATAGCATGGCTAACAATGTTGTTAAGATTGAGGATCTTTTAAGTAGTGATTTCTCAATGGACAATGTTAACAGTAGAACTATCACAGGAATGACAATGCCGTTTGATATAAACAAAGATTTATCCAATAAACCTAATAAGTCTAAAGTGGTATCTATACCTGTTCAGTCTGTTGAGATTGCCCAAGCATACACTGGAGAAAAGGTTTTGTCAGAGCTTATGGCTGAGCAAGTTGAAAATCAAATGGAGTCGATTAAGGCCTTGTTTGACAACCCTAAAACTTTATTTGACACACTAACGAATAGTCCTCTTGACTTTATGACAAGTGACCAGAAGGCTATACTTAGGCTGATAAAAGACAACATGACTGAGGCTGAAGCTAAAGAGCTCAGAGAAATAACTTCTTTTGATCATCCTGCTGTCGCTTCTTTTATAAAAGGAATGCTTTCAAATAAGATTTCTGCTAATGGATTAAGATTGAATGTTCAGGGTATGAACAACCAGATTGTTCCTGACTACAATCAAGAGCTGAGCTTTGGTGAGGATACAGGTATAGCTGAAGTTATTGTTCCTTGGTCTTTGTTCTTCGAGAGAATACCAGGAAAGACTGATAACGAAATGATTGCTTTTGCGAATGAGCAGTTAAGGTTAAATCCTTTTGCGTTTGACATGGTTGCAGCAAGGGTTCCTGTCTCTGGCCCTGTTTCTGGATTTGTTGGTAGACCAAAAAGATTTACCTCTGGAAGCATGAATACTGTAACAGCTCCTAAGGAGTATGCAGTTTACTCTGATAGTGACCATGATGGTGACAAGTTATTCTTGATGGTATCAGACAGAAATGCTAGAGGTGTTGAAGAGGAAACTACTAACACAAGGATTATCAATGAAATGAAAAAGGCTATGACCTCTGATGATTACATTAGAGATAGAAAGAAGTCTTTGGATTTTGATTGGATGAACGATCTTGTTAAAGAACTTAAGCTAGACAAAACTCCTAAAGGGGTTCTTAGTTCAGTTGAGCAAGCTAGAAAGTCTGTTCAGAATAATGTTACTGGTAGTGGTATATCATTATCTGCATCTGTTTCCAAGCTGATTTACTTCATGGATAGTCATGGAATGAGCTTTGCTAATCCGATTGACTTTGGAGGGAAGCAGTATCAAGAGATTGATTCTAAGGGAGATAGCATGGATTTAGTTAACCAGATACTCCAGGCTTTTCTTGATGCGAACAATAATGATGCGATATTAAGACTCGGTGTGAATAGTAATAACCTTCCAACGGTACTTACTCTTGCTGCCATTGGTGTTGACAGAAAGGAAATATTCCAGGTTATTAACTCTGAGGCCGTAAAGGATTTTGAAAAAACCATTACTGGAAATAGCTCTACATTTTCACTAGAGGACACTAAGAAGTCTAAGGATGTTGCTGAGTATCTTAGAGGAAAGATGGTTGGTGCTTACTCTACAATGGACAATAACGTTGTCATGAACAAGGACAGAAAGATGATCTTTGATTATGGAAAAGGAACTAAGGAAGGTCTTTTGAGTAGTATTGATAAAGTGAACAGTTATAGAGGAGCTGTCCCTGTTATGGTTGATGGTGATTATTATATTGCAAACAAACCTCAAACAGGTATTGCATGGAATCTTACACCTATATCTTACAATGAATATGTTGAAGCAATAAGCAATGATGATAATGCTAAAGATAATTTAGCTCTTACTGAATACGCTTCTGTTCAGCATACTGGAGCTGAGATGATGACGCTTCTTGGTTTGCTTGGAGCTAAGAAGAGTGTTGGAACAAATGTGACTAAAGCAAAGTCTTTGCTTGGGTATATGGATAGATTGAGACAGGGTTCTTCAAAACTAAATATGGGGACGGCATTAACTGATCCGCACTTAAAGTCATCTGTAGAGGTTCTTAATTACCAGACAGAAAAGCTGAGAGAATCATTTGCTACAGAGAATCCTAAGGTTCATAATCTTTCAACTGAGGTTAAGAATATTGGTGTGAGTAACGAGGAGTCTTGGGAGGCTGTTTCTAAAGCACTTGAAAGAGCTCAGTTTATGACATCGTTCTTTAACAATGAATCAATACCAAAGGACTTTAGGGATTCGATATATTCTCTTTATAGAGGAAAGTCTTCTGATTTGAATGCTGTATCTAACAATCTTAGAGACATCTTGTATGCACTTAAGTATCCATCAAATCCTTCTGACATCAACCAGGTACCTGCTTATGTCAATGATGTGATCAGTGCTATTGATGTTAAGGAGTACAACGGAAATGTTGTAATAGGTTTGTCTGATGCATTCCAACAAATGAATACAAACCAACAGGAGAGTATACGAGATTCTTTCCAGAGATTGATAGGTGATCCTAAGTACGGAAATATCTACAAAAATGTTGTTGCTCATTCGTTCCTGACTAACCCAATGCAGAGAACAAAGAAGTCACTAGCTTCGTTGATTGGTGTTGGTGTTACTGAGAACTATCTTATGGACATGTCTGATCTTAAGGACCAAATGAATGATGGTACTGATAATATCTTTGGAGATGGCTATGAAGGTAATCACAACTCTCCTAACTACACTGTTGTTCCTGGTGAATTTAAGCAATCATCCTTTGATAACAATATGGTTATGAGAATCAACTCTGCACTTATGTTATCAAATAAGATTCCGAGAAGTAAAACCATACTTGGAAGACCTGTTGTTGAGCCAATAGTTACTGAAGAGTTTGGTGATTACAAAGCTTATCAGACAACGGAGTTTGGTAGAAATCTTAATAATGGATTTGCATTTATTGATAATGCAACGAATGACCTGTATGTTCAGCCTTACTCTAACGAAGAGGTTAATACAGTGTATATTAAGGTTGGGAATATAAATCAGTTCAAAGAAGGAACATTAACTAAATTACTTACCTTTGACAGAAGCACCACTACAGATAGTGATGTTTCGGAAAGAATGAAAACTTGTGGCTAATGAATGCATGTCCTAACATAAACGATCCCTCTTGGACTAAGCTTGTAAATGAGCTTGGACTTGAGGGTGCTTATAGAGCATATATCAATAACAATGAATCTATTCCTAACTATACTTCTCCTGATGTGAGTAATACAGAGGGAGAAAACAGGATAGATAGGACCACTGTTTCCAATATGGTGAACAATGATCCATCTTTGTACAGCAAGATAGTTGATACACTTGCTCAGAAGTTTCCTGAGATTGTTGTAAGGAAAGGTGGTATTATTGATGCTGACGGAAACTTTGTTTCTTTAGAGGAGTCTAACGCTGAGGGTATGCACTACAGGAATGCTTTTGTTTCTGCTGTTGCTTTTGGTCATGGTAGCTCCCTGGATACACCTCCACATGAATATGCTCATGCTTATATAGATATGTTTAGGAACTCGGATCTTGTTAAGAGAGCATTGTCTAAGCACACTGAGGAGCAACTTGCTGACTACATAGGTAACGCTTATGTTAGAGACATGAAGGGTGGTCCTCTAAAATTTGTGAATGATTTCTGGCAACTGGTAAAAAGAACTTTCGGAATATCTGATGTAAGGAATGATTTGTTTGAGGCATTTGATAGCGCAAAAAAGCTTGGTGATACTGAGGCAGGAACAGCTCAGTTAGCTTTCAAGAAAAAGAACAAAGTCTATAGAAGACCTGATGGCTATATAGATAGCAATGATATTGATGTAAAGAAAAGTGTTGTTACAGATATTGATCACAACACTGTTTCTAACTTTGTGAACAGTCTTGTTGGTAGTACTTCAATGAATGAAGCTATTAGAGCAGGAAGAGCAGAGATCTCTGATTATAAGCAGTTCCTTTCTGATCTTAGAAATGACGTGAAGAACATATGGGAAGCGAGCTCTTCCACAACGCATCCTTTTGAGAATGCTTTTGATCAAATGGTGGCAAGGGATACTGAAGGTGATTTACCTCAAAGGATATTCAATGCGCTTATCAAAGGCACCAATGATTTCAAGGGTCAAGAGAAAAAGGTTTATGATTACATATCAGAACTTATTGCCCAGGAGATTAGAAGAAGAGAGGTTGCCGGTAAAATCATATTAAGCTCGTCTGAGTCTGCTGACTTGAACCAGATAACAAGTAAGTTAATAGAGGAGATTGATACTACCAAGCAGAGAAAGGATGCCTTGACAGGACCTATTGCAAAGGTTGCTCAGTTCTTCGAGCAGAATGAGAAGTCTCTTCTTAACGCAAACTCACTGCTGTCTCCACTTACCAATGCTTCATTCTTATTTGGAGGTGAAGATACTCTTGGTGTGAAGCTTATTTATGGAATGATCAACAATGCT